GTCTAGCCAAAGATTATTAATGGCAGGAAACAGGGTGGGTAAGTCTTTTTCAGGGGCTATGGAAATGGCCTTTCATACAACAGGGTTATATCCTAAATGGTGGAAGGGTAGACGTTTTGAAAGACCGGTACGTGCTTGGGCAGGAGGGGTGTCTAATGAAACTACCAGAGATGTCTGTCAGAAAGAATTATTAGGCCAGCCTGATGACCCAGAACAAAAAGGCAAAGGCACAATCCCTAAAGATAAAATTGGCGAGACTGTTAGAAAAGCAGGTGTACCCAATGCGGTGAACTCGGTAACGATAAGACACGTTACAGGCGGTTATTCCAGAATAGGTTTTAAAGCTTATGAAATGGGTAAGGAAAAATGGATGGGGGAATCGGTTGATGTAATTTGGCTGGATGAAGAACCCCCTGCTGGTATTTATACACAGGCTTTGACCAGAACAGCGGATAAAGGGGGCATGGTTTATATGACTTTTACTCCAGAACAAGGTATGACCGAGACTGTTGCCCAATTTATAAATGATTTAAAAGAAGGACAAGCTCTTATTCAGGCAACATGGGATGATGCTCCGCACATGACCAAGAGTATCAGAGAGCAAATCTTACAAGCCCTACCTCCGCATGAGAGAAAAATGCGTGAACAAGGTATACCACAACTAGGTTCTGGTTTGGTTTTCCCTGTACCTGAGAATTATATAATGTGTGAGCCAATCGAAATACCAGAGTATTGGCCACGTATATGTGGATTGGATTTTGGTTGGGATCACCCGACAGCTGCAGTTTGGGCAGCATGGGATAGAGATAGTGATATTGTCTATATTTATGATTCTTATTCTTTGCGTCAAGAAACTGTACCGGTTCATGCGAGTGCGATTAAATCAAGAGGTAAATGGATACCTGTTATTTGGCCACAGGATGGCAGGCAGGCAGACAAGGGTAGTGGTAAAAATTTAACTGACCAGTATCGAGCCGAAGGTGTAAACATGACTACAACTTGGTTTACCAATCCACCCCCTCCCGGCGGTAAGGAAGGCACAGGTGGTAATTCTGTAGAATCTGGAATTATGGATATGTTATCTCGTATGAAAGAGCAGCGTTTGCGTATTTTTAATACTCAAAGCGGTATTATGGAAGAGATGCGTATGTATCACAGAAAAGATGGCAAAATAGTGCCACTACATGATGATTTGATTTCTGCTATGCGTTATTGTGTAATGTCTTTGCGAAAAGCAAGGATACAAAATTATGAGCCAATACAACATAAAACTGATTCTGAATTTAATGTTTTCACATAACAGGAGATAAGAGTGGCTACTAAAGATAAGCAACCTATGGGCTGGTATAAAGGCTCTGGTTTTATGGGGTGGGATCAAGAAAATATTTTTTCTCCAGAAACTGATATAGATGCAAATATGTTAATGAAGTTTATAGCAGATATGTCTCCTGCAAAAAAAGATGATAGTGCTAAAAGAATATTAAATGGAGAAATGCAAGATATGCCAGAAAGTTATGCAGAGATGGAAGCAGGATGGGTAGCCCAAGAAAAAAAGGAAATAGAAAGGAGAGATCAAAATGAGGCTATAGCAAAAGCAGAACAACCTTTAGAAGAGGAAGTTTTTGATGAAAAATGGAGACAAAAATATGAAATGGGAGAACCTTTGGCAGATGTAATACCAGAAGCGGCGCCAGAACAAATTCCTCAAGAGGATATTGTAAAGGAAACTACTGCGGGTGCTGCTGTTCCTCCTGCTTTTAAAACTATTTATTCTTCTGCAGCAGGGATAGCAGTTCCTGATGCTTTTACGGAAGCTGAAGAAGAATTAAAGACACTTGATGAAGAAGAATTAAAAAAACTTGAGGAAGAGGATGAAATAAAAGAAGCTATAGAATCGGAAGATATAGACTACGAACAATTAAGATCAGAAGAGATTGATGCAGAATTAGCGGAGCTTTTTAAAGATACTGAAATGACTGAAGAAATAGAACATCTTACAGATGACCAAAAGAAAATGCTTTTAGAACAACGAAAGGAATTAGCAAAAGAAACTAAAGCGGGGGCTGCTGTTCCTGAGCCAGTAGTTACAGAAGCTATTTATGAGCCAGAAGGATTAGGTGGAGCTGCTGCAATGTTAGAAGGAGAAGAAAAACTTCCTACATTAGATAATGAGATTTTTAAAGCAATATTATCAGAAAATTTACCAAGAATCGGAGGGGAATTATTAGATAATAAAGTAGCTTTAAAGCGTTTAGAAATATTTAGTAAATTTATTCAAGAAATGGAAAGCGATTTTAACCCGAAAGCAAAGAACCCTAAATCAACTGCAGCAGGATTATATCAGTTTACAAAAGATACTATGGATACAGTCTTAAATCGTTTAGAAAGAATTACTGGTAAGGGGAATTTACCAGATTGGGCAATAGAGGCAAAAAAACATAAAGATGCTAGAAAGTTGAGCGAAGAAAGGCAAACATTACTTTTTTATGTACATATGTTCCAACAAAAAGGGTCTGATAAGCTTTTGAAAAAAATTATGGAAGATGGTGATATGGATGCTGTAGTAGAGTATTATAGTAAACTTCATCATACAAATGTAGATAAGGATACACAGGACAGAGTTGATAAGATTAGAAAGAAATATAATTTAAAGGATGTCAAATAATGGGCGGTAGAATAGTACAATCTGCATTTAAAGGATTAGGCGGGTCTCGAAGAGCAAGTGCTATTGCAGGGCCGGGGCATATGTATGAGTGGGATAAAGGTTATTTAACTCAGCAAGAACAATATGAACAACTAAAAGAACAGGGCGCTCAGGTAAGAGAAACTACTAAAAGAAGTGGTTTAATGGGGGCTGGCCCTGAAGTTACAACTTATCAAAGATTAACAAAAAGACCAGAAGGCGGAGAAGTATGGACAGAAATTCCTAAGCATGATGTTCCTCAGCCTGTTACTGGCCCTGCTTATCCTCAAGGGGGGTGGAAGATTGTAAAAGACCCTGATTATGTTGCGCCATCAGCCGCTGCTTCTACAACAACGGGTGGTGGACAAAGAAGTTCTGCTTCAGCAACACGTTATGGCGGTGGTTATAGAGCTAAAACTGGTATGGGAACACGTGCTACAAGAAAAACTTTAATGGGTGGTGGAACTAAACGTCAGCAATACGATTATAGATCATAATATGATTATATCTGTCGTTGATGAGACATGGCGAGAAGAAGTAGTAAAGTATGTATCAAAAAAAGCTTATTTATATGATATAAAGAATGATTGCTCTTTTATAGGGTTTGTAGAGGATAATAAAGTAATTGGAGGTCTTTTATTTACTGATTATGATGGTAATAATATCTATATACATTTAGCTTTAGATAATCCTAGAATATGCCAAAAGCGTTTTATTAAGCTTATGTTTAGTTACTGTTTTAACCAATTAAGATGTGGTAGAGTTACAGCGTGTACTGTAAATGGTGCAAAACGTACTGAAAAACTAATAGAAGGTATTGGTTTTGTAAAAGAAGGTGTAGTTAGAAAAAGCTTTAAAAGAGATTCTGACTATGTAGATGCAGCAGTATATGGAATGTTAAAAGACGAATGTAAATGGATATAAGAGGAAATTAGATATGGGCGGTAAATCGCAACCAAGCACACCTCCACCACCTGCAACAGATACTTCTGTTCAAGATAAAGCAGCAAAAGAAGAAGCTGCATTAAAAGCAGAGAGAGACAAAATGCTGCGTACTGCAAGAACAGGTAGGTATGGTACTATTTTAACAAGCGGAAAAGGACTTGAGGAAGAATCAGATTCTGCTCGAAGTACAATGGGAAGTGGTACTAAATACACATAATTATGGCTACTTTTGAATATATCAAAAAAAGATGTTCTAAGATGGAAGCAGAACGTCAAACATGGGAAGATCATTGGCAGGAAATCTTGGATTATACTATGCCAAGAAAAGCCGATATTACTTTTGTTCGTTCAAAAGGAGAGAAAAGAACAGAAAGATTATTTGATTCAACTGCAATTACAGCTGCCAATCTTCTTGCAAGCAGTTTGCAGGGTACACTAACCTCTCCATCATTAGCGTGGTTTCATTTAAAGTTAAGAGATAAAATGCTTAATGAAAATAGAAATATACAGCTTTGGCTAGAAGATACTGCTAGAAGAATGTATGACACTTTTAATGATACTAATTTTAATACTGAAGTCCATGAATTGTATTTAGACCTTTGTTCTATTGGTACAGC